TAAGTAGAATGTATAAAAGTCCTCTTTTTCCGCCACTTAGTTTTTTGGCTAGAAGCTTATCAATACCTTTTGCCGCCTCCCAGCCACCTTTCGCCATAGTACCAAGACCTTTGAGAAAGCCTTCTTGTTGAATATCTCCGGAACCTTGAGTTATTCTTTGAAGAGACTCAATATCATTATTTTGCACAGCTGTACCAATTTGACCATACAATTGAGGGTCTTCCTGTTTAAGTTTCTTTAAAGCTTTTTTTACAAATGGTGCAATTGTATCTGATGTAAACTCACCAAATTTTTGTTTTAAAGTATCAATAAAATTTTCGTTTATAATAAAACTTTCATCTAAGTTTTGTAAGATGTTGTTTGCTGCTCTGTCGAATCCGGTCATGCTATTATTTAGTCGCGACATAAAAAAAGCCCCTTTCGGGGCTTTTTAAAAAGGTGTGAGGAGGGAATAATGTGTTACCCTCAACTTTCGGTTCCAAACTGCATTCGCTTTTTACCTACTCGCACTCCGTTCTCTCTGCTCAGCCGGTTGACCCCTGCTCAAGAGAAACAGATACCTTAAAACGTTTGTCGATCTTTGTTCAGTCACTCACGTTGAGGTGCTACCCCAAATTTTAAATTTTATCTATTTTATTCTTCCTACAATAATGATCTACCTTAGGTTGTGGCCTTGGTGGCCTTTACAGGCTCTTTTTCCTCTTCCTCTTCATCATCAAAGAGCTTAATTACTTCAGGTTCTTCTTGTGCTTGTTGAACAGGCGGTTGAGGATTATTAATATTTTCGTACTGTGTGGTAATACGATCGTCTAGTTCCACATCTGACGTACAGATAGCTGTCTTATAGAAGGTCCAATCGTTCTTATCCTTATCCTTAAGGAATTCCATAAAGATATATGGGAACGATTGAACTTGAAGTTGACCGGTCTGAGGTTCCGGTTGTACATGAATAATTACGGGGTTGTGTAACGTAAGAGTTTTAGTATCCTCTTTTGTTAAGACACCCACTACCGTCCTGCCAATGTGGTCTATAATAGTTTTAATTTGCTTATCTGCCATAATATTATTTTATTCAATTGTTTGTATTTATCCACTTATTTTATTGGAAGATTTCATTAGTTTTTAATCCCGGATTCTTCGAAAATTCTCAAAGATTGTTCGTGGTGAAGGGAAAGCAGTTTCCTGCTAGGGCTTTTTCTGAGGTAAGCGATTCCTCGTTTATCATGACTCATGTCTACTATTTCATACGGGTAATCACACATAAACCTATAAAGAGGTACTATAGTTTGCCATGGCCATGCTGGGTTGATATCATCGAGAAAAATATGGTCGATACCATATTCATAACAATGTTTTAAGTCACTTAAGCATACTGGGAGGACATGTCCGCCGTCGACCCAGGCGGCGGACGGTTTCTTCTTCTTTTTCTGCATTTGATCAATATATAGTGGCATTGTCTGTGTTGAGTCGCCTTCTATAAATTGAATAAATTTTTCGTCGTAGTGATCCTCTACAACCTTTACGCAATCTGCGCTGAACGCATCTCTTCCAAAAGTTATAATTTTAACTTTCGGTAAAATTTCTTTTGCAAAAGCAGCAAAGCAGGCCACGTTGGTCCCAGTCTCTACAATAAGTTCAGGCTTAATTTCTAGTAAATACTTTTTAAGAAAGGACGTTTGTATCTCTTTTGTTTCGTCGTCAACGACCACTAAGAGATTACCCTCGTCGTTACCTTCAGGTAAAGCCTCTTTAATTTTTTCTTCAATTCCCATAAATTACTGGAATATTAAGGTATTTGCTACTTCTTTAGCCTCGTTGAGAGCTTCCTTAGCCGGCTTTGACAGATAAGTTGATTTATCTGATGCATGATCAAGCGCTTCTCTCATAATAAAAACAGCTCTTCTTATTTTTTCAATTTCTGCTGAGTTAATAGTTCCGGAACCATTGTCAGCACCGGTAACAACGTTTCTCACAATTGCTAAAGTTTCTAAAATGCCTTTAGCTTTACCTCTATTAAAAGCAGGGTGAGCTTTAGGTGTGTTATCATCTTGAATATTGTCGGTATATCCTCCCGGTTGTATTGCCATAAATCTATTTACTAAATAGGTCGAATAATTCCACTGTAACATTGTCAGCTGGCTTACGAATTTGCCAACCAACACAATCATAAAAACGCTCTATACCTTGAAACAAAATCTTTTCAAACATTTTATCATAATCCACCTTAAATACCTCTTGAAACTCAGAGGGATAGCTGTACTTAAAACCAATGCTGTCTAGGCCATACTTGTTAGGTTTTTCAACATACATATAACGAACTTTGTCACCGGAACTTAGATCTTCATACTTGTTGCCTGTTTTAAGTTTTTCAAGTAATAGATTATAAAAATACGCAGACTTAACATGTATAGGCATGCTCTTAGCAGTTGTAAACTCATTACAAGCAACCGCATACTTTTCATAACCTTTAACACCCATTACAAACGCGAGTTCTTCCGGATTAAGATTTTTAAATATATCATAAGTTTCATTTAGTACTTTATTAGTCTTGGTTAGCGACTGCGTACTAAGCATTGTCTCAATAATCTTTTTAGCGTAAGGTTTAATTGCGTTAGGCATAGTAGTTCGAACTACTTCAACACCTGTATACTTAAATTTATTTTCCTTAATACCTTCATCATCTAAAATATGCATAACATATCTTTTTTTCTGAAGAAACACTCCAACATCAGCGATACATTCCCGTTTAAATATAAATCTACTATCCTTTGACAGCAAGGCCTTTTTAGCCCACTTTTCAACTCCATCATTTAGATAATTTTCAATCTCTTGAATTTTATTATGGGTGTCTTGGTGTATATCATCCCCATCAAGAAAGTTTAAGCCCTTGCTAACAAGAGGAGTAATAGAAACATATGACGAATCCGTATCATTGTATACAATACACTCTTCAAGTTCTCTATCAGAGATATCTGGTATCTCTTTTTTGATAAATTCCTTAATAAGCTCATTTGAATATTTAATAACTGCCTGCCCTGTAAGTGTTACAGAAGATGCAATATCGTCATCTCCAATTGGAGCGTTTTTATTACCCATATAACCATAACACGAGTTAATAAGAATTTTAATAACCATCTGAGAAGTATTAAGTCGTTCGACCTCATACTTCGCGTCAATATACTCTGGGCAGTCTCTTTTAAGCTTTTTAAGCTTAGTTTTAGCTTTAAAAAGGTCTTCCTTAATCTTCACACGTTGATTATAATAGTACTCTAAAAACTCAGGTATAATACCTTTTTTCTTTTGTGTAAATAAAATCCCTGCCTTTGATAAAGCGCATTGCTCATCTTTAAGAAACTTCGCAAAAGCTGGTCTATCGAGTTCGAACACCTTACCGGTGACATGTTGAATAATAATTTTATTATCTGTTGTTGTCTCCACTTTACCCACTTTTGTTTCGGGTGAGGTGTTAAGAGATATCATCACGTTTGGATATAGTGAATTTGCGTCAAATGAAACAACATGATTTTTGAATCCTTGTTTAGGTTCTGCAACATACGCACCAGGATTTTTACCGGGCTCAGCATTTCGTACAAAGGTTGAAATAACCTCGCCTCGATGTCTAGCCTTAATACAGAGAGCTCCATTAATCCCCTGAATAGTTCCCATTGCCCCTTCTAGAGTAGTCAGCCCCACATATGAAAGCATTCTCAATAGCGGAACATATTGTAGTTTTTGTTCTAACCGGACAAGAAGATTAACATCCTGAATGTTGTAATCAATAAATGTGTCCCAGTCTTTATCAGATAAGGTTGCAAGATTTGTATCTCCGTAATCAATCTTTCGTTCACCTAATTCAACCTCACCAATTGCATCAAGTTTATATGACTCACGAAGCTTTAAACAAAACCGTCTGTATACATCTAGATAGTCTAAACACGCAATACCATCAAGATAATACCTTTTAAGATCTCTACCAAACTTACCTTTAACAGCCCGGAAATGAACTCTACCTAGAGGTGATAACCGATTTACATAATCTTGACCAAGTATACGTTCAATCCGGTTGATAATGTAGGGGATATCAAAAAACTCTGAGTTCCAGCCACTTAGAATATCCGGATAATCATTTTCGAGATATTCAATAAATTTAATAAACATCTCCCGCTCATCTTTACAGTGAACATAATTTAGATCTGATCGACCTTTGCCTGTATAAGGCTTAATACCAAAGGTATGAAACGTTTCTGTAAAGTTATCGTAACATGTTATAACATTTACAACATGTGTAGGGTCTTCTGGATTCGGAAAAGAGTCCGGTGAGTACGTCTCAATATCTAACAAGCATGTTTTTAATGGATGAGT